GGTCCGCCATGATGTCCCAGCCCGCGCTCTTCACCGAGCTGGGCCGCATCCCCGTCTTGAAGTAGTTGGTCAGGTCGTTGTTGGCGGGTGTGGTGCTGTACTGATCTATGGACATGGGGACCTCCGGATCTCGGCAGGTCCACATCTAAGGACCTGTGCTAGTATTTTTCTATGCTGTTCAGCTATCTGTTGTTGGGGTCGGCTCTGGGCCTGCTGGTGGCACTGCTCGGCTTCGGCCTGGAAGGATTCGGTCTCTGCGTGGGTCTGCTGGTAGCCATGTATTTCTGCACCGTCACGGTGCGAGGCTTCACGGTCCTCATCAGGCAGCGCCGCGTCACGTTCCAGCTGGTCGATCTGGGTGCCTTTCTCTTTGCCTTCACCTTGTATGCGATCGCCGATTCGTACAGCGAGAAAGCCGGGGTCCTGGTGCTTGCCGCCGGACTGGGGTTCTATTTCGCCGTCACCTTCTGGGCCAGCAAACGGATACCCATGACGCCCTCCAGGGATTGGACGGATGAGTTCCCCACCTTGCCGGTTCTGTGGAACAGGCACTTGCGGCGCAACCGACGGGATTCCTCAGTAGTTAGCTAGGGCTCTGAGTATCGGCGGCAGGGCGTTCCGCGCTCCGATGCTTCCCCTGATGAGGATATGGTGCAGGCGTTCATCGGTGTCGTCAGCCGGTATCACGATCGCCCTGGTCACACCCTTGGCCACTCCAGGCATGGCCGCGCGGCTGATGCTCGGCAGCAGCGACTCTCCCTGGATGGACTCTGCGATCGGCGCCGCCAGCTCGCCTGCGACTCCCGCCGCTGGCATGGTGTTCACGAAGTCCGCGCCGATGCGGCCGATATCGGCGGCGGGACTGGTCTTGAACAGCGCCTTGTCGATATCTCTGTTCGGATTCTGGACTGATGGCGCCCCGGCGTTGCCCTGCACCGCCGCGACAGCTCGCCGCGTCAGGTCCGCCGCTTCCCGCCCGAAGTTCATGGTCTCTGCGCCGTAGCCTGACAGGAGGTTCTCCCAGGGGCTTTGCTGCTGTGCAGCGAAAGCGCCGGGACTCACCCCCGACAGCAGCGGCACGAATTTCCCTGTCTCGCTGCTGATGTAGCCGGGCACTTTGCCCGCGGTCACGGCCTGCGGCACTACCACGGCCACTGCCGGCGGCGCGAGTGTCGGCAGCTTGGATAGGTCGTCCGCCATCCCCTGGGGGACGATCGCTACCATACCGGCTCCGGACAGGTCGGAACCGAGGTTCGGTTGTACTTGTCCGTCATCGTCGAGATAGTCAGCCATGCTCTGGTCTCCCGGATATCAGCCGCTGAAGTTCTTGTAGATGCCCGCGAGCGAATTCAGCATCGCAAGGTCGTTGCTCATGGAATTGCCGCCGGAGCCTGTGGCGCCACCTCCCTGCCCTGGGATGCCGCCCAGCATGCTCATGAAGCTCTGCCAGTTCTGATACGGCAGGTTCTGGTTGTAGTCGTAAGCCCCCTTGCTGGCATCGATCATCTTCTGGCTCTGGTCTTGCACCTGCTGCCCCACTCCCGCCGCGGTCTGCAAGCCCTGCAGCTTCGTCCCGTAGAGGCCCTGGGCCTGGTTACCCGCCGCCAGTGCGTTCTGGATGTTGTTCTGGTACTGGCCTCCGTACATGGAAGTGGCCAGGTTCTTGAGCTGTTCCGCCCGCAGGGGCTCGGAAGCAGACGCGTTGCGCCCCATCCCCGCGAATTCGCTCGAGAGTTGGTTCTGCGTCGCTCCGGCTGCCTGGCCGTACATCTGGTCCAGGTAGGGGTTGCTGCCCCCGCCGCTCTGTAGCAGCGTCTGGTCGAAACCCTGCGCGGCGCTCAAAGCCGGACTGCCGTTCATGCCCGTGTTCACCATCTTCCTCATCGCGTTCTGCTGCGTGGGGTTGAAGCCCGCCACCTGTTGCCCCGTGTAGTACTGCGGGCCGCCGCTCTGGAGCAGGTTTGCCGCCTGCCCCAACGCCGTGCCGTAGAAAGGCTGCAGGTAGGGCGGTATCGAGGCCGCGCCGGAAGCTGATCCACCGCCGCTCATCTGCCCCCCTTCGCGGGCTTCGCCGCCGGCCGCGCAGGCGCGCCGATGCCCGGGTTGAACAAGGGCCCCGCGCCGGTCGCCGCCATGTTGTTGAAGTAACCGCCGCCCAGCTTCGGCGCCTGGAACGCCCCGTAGGGCTGGAGCGGTATCAACGTGTCCGCTCCCAGGTTCGGCAGCCCCAGCATCCCGCTCGGGAACAGCAGGGCGTTCGGGTTGTCCTTGTTGCCATAGAGGTTCAGGGGATCTCCGCCGACCTTGGTGATGGCATTCCCGATCGGATCCAGCTTGCCGAACAGTGCGTGTTCGTTGTTGCCTCCGTAACTCAGGTTGGGGTTCTGCGCCCACTGCTGGCCGAGTGAGAGGCCCATGGCCGCTGCGCCAGTGCTCATAGTTTTTTCCTCATGATGGTCTCCATCGATTCGTATCCCAGTACCCGTCCCCAGCCGCGCCGTCCCTGGATGCGGGCTTCCGTGCAGCGCATGGCTCGCCCGTACTCTTCCAGCAGCTTCGTCACCGCCGGTGCCTGTTCCAGGCCCTCGCCGCCGCACAGCACGATCATCAAGGTCCGGCACAAGGGCCTGTCCTGGATCTGCGTCACCAGCGCATGCGTCTCCGGTACGTACCAGAGTTGCATCAGGTTGCCGGCGCACATCTGCTTGATGTCCTCGCCCCGGAACTCAGCCTGTCTCGCCAGTGCCTTGCCAAGCAGCGGCGCCACCGTCTCCCACATGGCCTCCACGTCCCAGGGCTGTATCAGCACTATGTTTGGCATCAGATGTCTCGCTCCTAGGTGAGGATCATGTAATCGAAGCTCAGGTCGGCCTGGCTCACGGCCGCATGCTGCAGCGTCACCGCCCCGCCCAGTTCAGGCACGCTGCTGGGGTCGTACCAGAGTCCCGTCACCGAAGCGGCATGGGCCGTTATCGGCGTGAAGAACAGCTTGGAACCCGGGCGTATGTTGTTGTCCTTCAATACCGTGCTCGTAGCGCTTGGGCTCAGCGTCACCTGCCCCAAGCTGTTGCTCTTTCCCGTCGCCAGCAGGTTCACCAGCGTCGCCACTTTCCAGGGCTCGTCGTAGGGCGGCGTGGTCTTTAATTGTTGTAATTTGCTCATGAGATTTATTTGGGCTGAGAGATTTTGCCCTTGGGCTAGGCGCGCGAGGCGAGTGAGAGGGAGTGCACTCTTATGTGCATGACCGACTGCGAGTCCGACGCGCAACAACGCCAAAGGGCAAAAGATCCAGCCCTGTCACCGCTCTCCCGCGGCAGTCCCATAGATATCGATTCCAATGGCGGTACCAAATCCACCATTTGCGCTGCCAGGGATACTCACCCTCGCGCGGACGTACCGGGCTGCTGTTCTTACATTGCAAATCCCCGTCGTCTCATTCTGCAAAGCCGCGGGAGAGACGGTGTAATCGGCGTTCTCCAGGTTCCTAGTCAGGAGTTGCACCCTCGGCGCACTCGCGCCGCCCGCCGGAGCCGTAAGCACCGGCCGCGTGCCGTCTATATAAGTGATGCCTCCGGCATTGGGGGACGATTCCAGCGTGTCCAGCGTCGCATCCAGCGGGTCGCCCGCCAGTTGGCCGAAGTTGTTCAGGGAATCGAAAGCCTGTACCTGCAGGTTCCCGCCCTGCCAGAACGGGTCATCCAGTGAAGGTGTGATCAGATCCAGGTCCGTATTCACCTGGTCCAGTGTGTCCATGGTGTAGCCGGGACTCTTGCTGCTGAATATCCCGGACAGGTCCTGGGTGGTCGGCATGAAACGCTGGTCCGCGTAGTTATACGCGATGGTCTTGTCTGCGTTGCCGGTGCTATTTCCAATACTGCAATAGCACCAGCGGATCAGCTTGGTCACCGGGTCATAGGCGCCCACCACCCGGTCCGCGTACTGTTGCGAGACGTCCGCCAGGAACGTCTCGTCCACCTTGCCATGGCCGACCTGCACCACCTGTTGCCCATCGGTCATGCAGAAGCCGTCTTCCGCGATGAAGTACACCGAGTTGCCGAGCTGCACCGGCGAGTTGGGGTAGTAGGCCCCGCGCTGCTTCTCATAGGTGTCGAAACTGAAGATGCCGTCGCCGCCCGAATAGTAGGCGCGCGTGATCGCCCGCTGCTGGAAGATCAGCCCATAGGCATAGCCGTCCGCGATATGCGTCACCGGCCCGTAGATCGCGTTCAGGAACTGCTCACCCGCCTGCGCCTCCTGCGCCGCCAGGGTCCCGAAGTCCCAGTGGGTCGGGTCCGCGATCCCGCACCACTGCACCCGGTTAGGCACGCCGCCGTTGACCGGTTCCTCGGTGTTCCCCAGCATCAGGAACTGGTTCACGGCTCCCACCGCCGCCGCCTTGGGCGGGCTGCCCCCCAGGACCGCGAACGCCGCGTCTCCCACTTGGATCGCCTGCACCGCGTCGGCGAAGTTGGTCGCCACCAGCAGTGCCGGGAAGCCCGGGCTCGAGAACTCCGCGAACTTCCAGTACTGCCCGTCCTGTGCTGTGTAAGGGCTGCCGCCACCGGCGCTGCGGTTCGCGAAGCCGGTCCCGCTGTATTCGAGCAGCTGCGTGCCCGTGCCTGCATAGATATGCGTATCGGCGTTGGTATCTGTCGCCGCATACGCGCCCTGGCAGCGAGCCGGCAGCGAGGCGCCCAGCGAGCTGAAACCCAGTGCGGGCCGGTACGCTCCATTCACCCACAAGGCGTTCGCGATCATCGGCGCACCGGGATTGTCATTGTCCGGCAGATCCGGCAGCCACTCGCCGAACTTCAGTTGTGCTAGTAGTTTCGCCATCAGAGATGCGGCCGTACCCAGCCGGTGCCGGTCTGCCCGATATTTTTCTCATGCAGGTTCTGCAAGGCTTCTTTCTCGAGTTGCGTATATAAGGCGTACTGATCCGGGTCCCGGATATAGCGCCCATAGAGCTGCCGCACCGCCCGGGTCCTGATCAGTTCCTCCGCCGACGTCAGCCAGGCATTGGTATCCGAGTCATTCACCAGCGGCTGCGGGCTCAGGATGGCGGTCCCCTTCACCGTCACCGGCAAGCCGCCCTGCGGCGGCGGGAACAGGCGTATCTGCCCGTTCCAGAATGAGTAGTCGGTCGGGTACCCCGACCAGAAGTCATTGCCCCAATCCACCTGGTCCAGGTACTGCTCGGTGCGCGGCTCCAGGCGATAGGTGTAGTTGCCCAGCGTCGACAGCACATCCAACACCGAAGCGAAGTTCGTCGGCAGCGGGTAATAGCGTTGCCCCTGCACCGTGGTGATCTCGGCCATGCTGGCTTCGTTGAACCAGAAAGCCTTGTTGCCGTAGAAGCTGATGGCGTTATTGATCTCCCGCTGGATCTCCGTCCTCAGGTCCGAGCGCGCCAATTCCCCGGCGATAGCCGTCTGCATGTCAGAAAATGCCATAGATATCCTATTGAGGATTTTGGTCGTGGCTTACGGTGTATTATTCGGTCGACACTTTTCTAGATTGCGGTAAGGAGCCAAGATGGCCGAGATCACTCTGTTCAGCACTTTCGAGCTCATTTCCAATGGGTTGAAGGCGATTTCGAATCTTTCTAATTCGCTTGAAGTTAAGGCCAAAGTGTCTGAACTCTATGAAGCCATCATCGCAGGTCAAAATAGGGCGCTTGAGAGCAGTCTCCGCGAGCAACGACTGGTTGATGAGGTAGGTAATCTCAAAGAACAACTCCGCAAGGTAGAAACTTGGGAGACAGAAAAGAAGCGATACGAATTGAGCCACCTTCCAGGAGGTCATTTCACTTTCGCGCTTAAAAAACAATCCACTGGCGACGAACCCTTTCATCAGTTGTGTAGCACATGCTTTAACAACGGCAAGAAGTCGATACTGCATGTCGTTCACCTACAAGGTGCTGGCACTAGTTATAGATGTCTCGAAGAGCAAGCACATTGCTTTACTGAACGTAGGTAATTCAAAAAGTAGGGGCCCAGAAGGGCCCCTCAAATTGTCTATCGCATCAGCTCAGGCGAAAGACGCGTTATCGACCTGTAACTCCACCGCACAGCGCATCGTCCCATTCACCCAAGTAGCCGGGTTGGCCGTGGCCTTGAACTGGATCAGCGTCCCGCCGGCATTGCCGCCGCTGTTGGCGGGCGCATACACCGCACCCGTGGACCCCGCCACGTTGTTCACGAACACCCCGCCGGCTTTCAGGTTCGCCGCCGTGAGGGTCGTGTACTTGTTGGCGGTCGTGGGGTCGCCCACCGTGCCCGTGAGCGTGGGGCTGGCGTTGCTGTCCAGCGGGTCCACGTCCAGGGTCACGTTCAGCACCTTGTAGCCGTTCGGCACCGTCACCAGCTGCACGATGTCGTTGTTGGCCAGGGCCGTGGTCAGCGCGATGGAACCGAACACGATGAAGCTCGCGCCCCGCTCATTGATCGGGATCTGCCCGCTCGCCACCTGAGAACTTGTATAAGTAGCCATGTTTCCCCCTTAGTGCGCCGCAGCGTAAGTACTGATTATTTGTGTTCCGAAGTCGTTGGAATTGAACACAAGTTTTTTGATCCCGAATATCGAGCCCGCACTGACCCCGAGCATGTTGCCGTAATCAAATAACTCCTCGCTCCAGGTGAACTGGTCCTTGCCCTCTTCCCGGCCGAACGCCAGGGCGCCCGCCTGGGCGCCCGCGAATACCGCCCGGTAGGTGTTGGGCATGGCCGCGCCGGAGTTCACGCACTGCGAGACCCGGTAAGCCTTATGCAGGATCACGCCGTTGTACTCGCCCAGGCTCCCCGTGAAGATCGGGTTGTCAGAGACCTCGCCGCCCGTCATCGCCGCCTTCTCGATGTCCAGCCATTGGCCGGCCGAGGTGGAGGTCCGCAGGTCCGTCACCTGCGAGGGATGGATGAAGCACACATACTTGTCCTCGCCCTTGATGCGGATGGGACGGATCAGGTACGGGTTGTTGAGATAGGCCCGCTCCACCGCCGTGTCCACCAGCGAAAGGGTGAAGGTGTCCGAGTTCGTGAGCTGGCTCTCCGCCGTGTGGGCGTTGGGCAGGATCAGCCGGGTCGGCGCCGTGGCGGCGTTGTTGCCCGTGTAGCGGGTTTCCGACTGCACCGTGTAGCCGCACAGCTGGTTGAAGAAAGAGAGGTCGAAGCGTGCCGCCCACCAGTCCTGCAGGCCCATGCGCGCTTCCTCGCGCAGTTCGAAGGGCACCCGCTGCTGGGTCATGCGGCCGCCCACGTTCACCGCATGCCGCAGCTGGTCGATCAGCAGCTTGTCGGCGTAGGTGGTGAGGGCCTCTTCCTGGCCCTCCAGGGTGCCGTCGCCCTGGATGCCGGCACCCGCCAGCTGCGTGCGCAGGCCGACGTTGACGGTGTCGCCGGCGGACTTCTCCGCATCGTCCAGCATGTAGATGACGTTGTTGCCGTCGTCCGAGATGAAGTTGCGGAACCAGGTCTGCTGGATCGCCTGTACCGCGAGCTTCTTGGCCCACAGTTTTACTGCGAGCGGATCGTTGACCGTGAAGTTCGTATTAGCCATTTGGCTCCCCCTGGCTAAAAATCGGTCTTTTCCTCCCTGGTGTCGTTGCGGTCCGGCTCGCCGTCCTCACGTGCATAAGAGCACGCTCCGGGGCTCGCCTCCCACGCCTAACCAGGAAGGAAAATCTCTGATTTTTAGTAGATCGTTGAAGAGCGGCTTGCGCCGCGTGGGCTTTCTGACGGGAAGCTGCCGAACGGCCTATGTCGGAAGGCTCAGACCGGAGACGATGTCACTTCACGCAGTGACCGCGAAAAATAAAAGGCCGCATGACGGCCCGTTTCGGCTGGACACCGAAATCCAGCTTATAGAAATTCTTTCAAAGCTGACGCCGCTTGCCTAGCCCCTCCCCGTTCCTTCCCTATTCCTGCTCATCAGGAACGTCGCGAGCGAAGGAAGAGCGAGGCGCACGAGGCGAGGAGCCCGGAGCGTACTTTTCGGTACGTGAGGACTCCGAGTCCGAAGTGCAACAAAGCTATTCCGAGCGTAGTAGTTCCTGTTGAGTAGGGGGACGCAGCTGCCTAGCCCCTCCCCCCGCCCCCTTTGTTGGCGTTCCGTTACACGCCCGTTACTCATCCTTCACATCGCTGCGGGGTTTACCAAAATTTTACGTGCCATTCAGGGGATTCCCTATGGATGTGTCGTTTTTTCAGGGCGCAGTATCCGACCTCAGGTGAATACCTGTTTACCCGGAGGTACCTGAGTCTTGAAACGCGAACATGACAACACCATCCGCGCTGCCATCGAGCAGCGTTGCCTGCTCCAGATCTGCTACAGCGACCACTACCGCGTGGTCGAGCCCAACGCCTTCGGCGTGGATTCCAGCGGCACTCCCGTGCTGCTTGCCTACCAGATAGCCGGCGGCGGCGGTCGCGACAACGGCACTGGCTGGCGCACCTTGGGCACCGAATCCATGGTCCAGGTGAACGTCCTGGATTCCACCTTCGCCGGCCCCCGCCCCCACTACGGCGACATCGGCCAGCCCTTCACCAGCGTCTACTGCTACGCCTGAGATCATCCACCAGTGCAGACGTGGCTTTTTGGCCCCTCCTCGGAGGGGCTTCTTTTTTAAGGCACCCCCGCATCCCCCCTGCTGGCGCGGGCCTTTGCCCCGCATGGGGTATTTACCTCTGGTCGAATCGGGGCTTTCCCGGCTGGGCGGCCCCAGGGCTCCTCCGGATAATCCGTCCTACGTCAAATCACTTATGTTCAAGGGGAACCAAGGTGCTCGACAGCCTCACCCTCGTCCGCAACAGCGCGTCCTCCTCAGCCACCCGTAACTGGCACAGCGATCGCCGCAACCTCATGCGCGTCGCCAAGCACCAGTTCGCCCGGGGCTATGACTCCGTCTTCATGTCGGACATCGGCCGCGAGGCCGGCATGCAGGATGCGGAGCTGGCCACCCATTTCCGTACCAAGCTCGACCTGCTGCTCGCCATCTTCGATGAGGGCTGGGCCACCATCAACCCGCGTCTCATGGAGATCGCGGGCTCGGCCAACAACGCCCGTGAAGGCATGCTCTCCATGCTCACCGTCGCCCTGCACATGCTCGAGAAGGACAAGGACCTGGCCCGCCTGCTCATGTTCGAGGGCCACCGCATCGATCCCGAGACCGGCAAGATCCGGGTCTCCGCCGGCTATCGCCGCTTCATGAGCCTCTGTGCCGAGCTCGCCGTGCGCGGCCAGGCCGATGGCAGCTTCAAGACCGCCCTGCACCCGCGGGTCATCGCCTCGGCCCTGGTCCATGCCATGGAAGGGCTGCTGCGCGACCGGATGCTCGCGGAGGCGGAGGGTGACACCTCGACGTTCTCCACCGGCCAGCTCATCGCCACCTTC